GTTATTTTTTATCAACTTGAACTTACTGGTGTGTTTGTTTTTGAAGAGCTTCGAAGTTTAAACCCGAAAATGAAGGGAGGAAGAATCAATGCCGTAGCCACTTTCACTGGCTCCGGCTGTAGTAACAGACATCCTTTTTGTTTGCATAGGATTGTAGCGATAACAGTAGTAATCATAACCGTATCGATTGGTTTAGTCGACCAGTTGTCAGAAAAGTTAGCATCAACGGACCAAAAGCATAGCATTTCATTGATATGTGACGGACTAAATAGTATGATAATAATGATTATGGCCATAATTGGTATGACTAGTCCAGGAAAGAAGACGTACGCGCATGAACATCATGAAGCTACAGCTCCGATGCTCGGAGACACAGAGTATGTATACGTTAAGAACAACAATTCCGACCTACCAAATACAGGTGACATCGTTAAGCCTAATCAACTTAACGGTGAAGCCAAATTCGGAGTAAATCAAACGTACCCACAAGTAGTTAGCGGAGAGTACATAATTACTCAAATTCCAGATGATCCGAACAGAATTAAGATTATAAACATAAACACTGGTTCAGAGAAGATCGTCACTAAGGATTGAGTCGCTCGAAGCCGACGACACTATCACCCATGCATTTACAATTAAACTAAGCATATTTAACCAAGCAACACTCACAACTTTAAGTTCTAAGGCGATACTGGGAGGGTGGACGGATAGTACCCGTCGTAACCACCGCCGGCCCAATCGTCAGATGAAATATCTCGAC